ATTAATCATATTAGCGCTGTACCGTTTTATTTTAAGAGACTGGATAATCCAAAAATGGGAAGCTAAAATGGATGAGGAAGGATGGCTTGTTATCCGACTTGAACCAGTTATAGATGAGATTGAAGATCGGATGCACGAAAAATTACAAGCGTTTCAAGATTCTTTTTTTGGTTCTGTCGGTGCTATGACTAAGAAAGCACAAAGTATTGATCCAATGAATAAGATAAGAAAGGCAGCAGCTAACAACGATTGGACTAGTTTAATGGTTGAATACGCCGCTAATAAGGCCGGATTAGGGGGGGTATTAGGCAATATTAAGCCAGAAATACCCCAAAAAGAGACCTCTCCAACCCAAATCAAAGGGGTAAAAGGCTTAAAATAATACTATAATTAAATACTTGAATGTAAAATGATTTCATAAAATAATATTTTATTGTTGTTTTCTTTTCTTAGATATAAAATAATAATATAATAAATGTTATATACTAGCTTCTTTCTGGAACGGTAGTGACAACTATGGTAGGTATGCAGTACGAAGAAATAAAATTAAGACAGCAAAACATCGAAGTTAAAGCTTTGATAGCATTAATGCGATTTGGTAGATCGCTTGATAGAAAAATAGAAGCAGAAACTAGACTATGTAGAATAGCTTTTCCAGAAACCGTAGCAGAAGAAATAAACAAAGATTCTGTAATTGAGAAGTGGTTATAATGCCAAAAGGAAATCCTAACCCTAAAAAGCCAAAGTACAAAGGCGGTAAAGAAATAAACAATCCTATACTTTATGACCATTGGGCTAATTTGTTTAGAATATCCAAACAAATACAAATGTTAAAAAAGGATTTAGAACGTGATTGCAAAGCGTATTGGAAGTATGACGAACTATGCATTAGAATAACTGAAATGCAAAAAGCCATAATAATTCAAGATACATTTGAGGAAGTCAAATAATGGGCCGTAAACAATTAGGCGTAGTGGCAAAGTCATATACGATCACATTTGACCAAGCATTATTTGTATCTAAATACGCAGATGCAAAAGGCTGTCCAGAATCACACGTTGTAAGAATGGCAATACAGGAAGTACTAAACAAATACAAGACCAAATGGGAGTGTTTAGTGTGCGATGCTGTAAACGATATAGCTTACAATAAGTGTTGGGACTGCGGTATGGACAAAGGGACGCAAAAGGCTAAATAGATAAAGTGTAATTGTGCCACATGGCACCACGCAGAAAGGCCCCACGTAGAAGGGCAAAACGATCATTTAATGTAAGCGCAATCGAAGCTGGTACAGCTTTGAGCTTAGCACAATCCACAGGCTTTGCAAACTCCCTACAACAGGCACTTAACGGTGATCTGTCGGGCGCAGTCAATAGTATGTCTAGTACAGTATTGGCAAACAAGTCTAAAATCATAGGTACACTAGGCGCAGCAGCCGTTGCTAAGGTAGCATCAAAGGGCTTTGCATCTGGTACATTGGCTAAACTCGGGCCTATTCGAGTAAAACTATAAGGAAATAAACATGGCATTCTACAGAACAAGAGAAGGGGCAATTACTGCAGCAGATACTTTTACTGCATTAGACAGCCTTTACGGACAAAGCACAACCGCATCAGTACAGGTCCCAAGTGGGGCAACAGCTATTGTAGGCATAATTGCATCTATTGCAACCGATTCAGCAACTAATGGCGCAGCAACTTTTGCTATGCAATTAAGCGGTGACGGATTAAGCAGTGGACAAGAAACATTAAACATTGGATCACAAGGTGTAGACGGTACTCCAGCATCTAACGGTATGACTAACTCACCTATGACCTTAGATGTTGCAATACCTGTTGTTGGATCTAATCAAGTATCTATTGCAGTAGCAATGGATGTTGATGTCGGCAGCGCTCAATCTAGTGTAACTTTAGTTTTCGCTTAGAGGCTTTAATGCCTTACGAAAGAACAGGGTACGCCCCATGGTCGTTAACCCGTGAAGCCGGTGTACAATCGGCAACAGTAGACGGTACAATACAAGTACCACAATATATTCAACCTGTATTATCTACGGGTTTTATTGATGAAGCCGGAAATTGGAAAGGCACACGGTCTAGTGATGAAGTATTCAAAAAAATAGCTAAAGAAACCGCAGTTCCTGATGGAGAAATAGTATTGGCACCGGGTGGCGATGAACCATTTATTGATATGACCGGTTTTAAGAATTTATTTATTGCAGTTAAACCAAGCAATGGCGGTAATTATGCAATATCAGCAGTTATGGGAACGGATACACAGCCTTTTGCTAATCTAACTCCAATAGTTGCAGCGTCTGTATTACGTGGTCGAGCAATGAATATGACTAGTATTAGGGCTGATGAATTATTTAATGACCCGGCAGAAAGCATGACGGCTAATGCTTGGAATATTATATGGGTTCAAACTGTATTGCAAGATCAAAAGAATATGCAAATTAAAATAGTAAACAATAGCGGAAACAATTCAGATATAGAATATGGATTTATGAGGACTATATAATGCCAAAAACATTAACACAAGCGCAAGTAAGAAGAATGTTAGACGCTGTAATAAGGCCATTAGGTAAATTAGTAGTTAAAAAAATGGCAGGATCATCTATTCCATTAAGTGATACTGTTATGTTAGATATGCACAAAAAATTAATGGCAGCAAAAACCCGTACATTTAAGAAATGAGCAAAATTACCGGTATTATTAGCGCTGCATTAGGTTTGGCATTAGTAAAGCGTTTTACTGATAGCATAAAGGACGAACCAACAACAGCGCCAATTATACCAAAGCAAAAAGGATTTACATTAGGACCGGCGGCAGCAAGTATGGATATTGCGCCAATAATACCAGAAGGCGCGTTTAAGATTACACCTAAACAGTTAGAAGCATTTACGCCAGATCGTAAAGTTACAATACCAACATATGATCCTACTTTACCAGTTGCGCAACCAATAAAAGAAGGTAAAATTAAGAAATTTGGTACAGGCGTTAGTTTAGCCGATTTATTAGCAAGGGCGAAATAATGCCGTTTGCGCTTATACCTGAAGGTTACAAGTTACAAAAAGTAACTAAGTTACAAAAAGAAGCAGTTGATAAATTTTACACCTCGCAAAACGTCGATAGCTTCTTAGATGGGCAAGCATCGGGAGAACTGGTTAAGGCAGTGGCTATAGTCGTCACTCCTATCGTACTCGCTGCCTTAGCCAAACAAGGTGTTGAAGGATTGCCTAAACTTGATGATTTGTTAGAAAAGATACCCGGTTTTGATTTAAGCGCATTAGGCGAATTTAGTTTATAGTACTGCATACTCAGAAAGTATGGAGTTGACACAATTTGTTATACCTGCGTTTGTCGCGCTTGAAATATTAATCATATTAGCGCTGTACCGTTTTATTTTAAGAGACTGGATAATCCAAAAATGGGAAGCTAAAATGGATGA